AGGACTAACTGACGAAAGAATGTTACAGTTACATCCTGAAATGATACAATCAGATATAGATGCGGCACGTAGGAGCATAGAAGATGCAAATACAGACAGTTAATACAACTTATAACCCAGCGGTTATAATGCGTGGTAAAAATTCTAACCCGGGCAAAGGGCGTTCAGGTGGCAAAAAGTCATCAGGATATACCGGAACGGGTAAGAAAGAAAAGCCTAAAAAAGGCAAAAAATAGTATGTATAAATACATATAATAAAAGGAGATAATAGGTATGACCGATATGACCGAGACAAGCGGGATTGATAAAGAAGTAGATACTGGTGCTACTCCTCAAAATCAAAGTGATAATGAACACCAGGAAGAGCGTAACTTTACACAGCAAGATGTAGATAAAATCGTTCAAGCAAGATTAGAGAAATATAAAAGACGTTTCTCTGATATTGACATGAATGAATATAAAAGTCTAAAGACTGCTGAGGAAGAGCGTGAATTAGAGGCGATGAAAAAGCGTGAAGAATTCGATGATATACTTAAGTCACAAAAAGACAAGTATTCGTCAGAGATTTCGACACTACGTTCAGAACTTACAAGTATGAAAGTAGATGGGACTTTACTAGATGTAGCGGCAAAAAGAAATGCTGTAAATCCAGAACAAGTTGCTCAACTTCTTAAATCACATGTAGGTTTAGACGAGACAGGTCGCCCTGTCGTATTTGACAAAGATAAAAATGTTCAATACGATCCAGAGACAGCAGAACCTCGCAAGATTGAGAGTTTCGTAAATGAATGGTTAGATTCTAATCCTCATTTTCTACGTAGCACTCCTGGCGGAGTTGTCTCGCAAGGATCTACTGGTTCAGCAAATGCTGGAGTAATAGATTTAGGTTCATTAGACATGACAAACCCGGCTGACCGTGCAAAATATAAAGCACTTAAATCAGCAGGAAAATTATAAAATAGAGGAGACCAGAAATGGCACAAACAAACTATATATCGTCCCTTAACTCGGACGCTTTATTGGTTCCCGTAAAAACGGCAACCGTATATGCCGCACATGAGCAGTCAATGTTCTTAGGCGGTCAAGTTATCCCTGTAGTAAATGCACCAAACGGTGTTGCACAGGTTCCTGAATTAGCGGCAGTTACAGCACAAGAAGTAACAGCAGGTGGTTCAAACGTTGATGACTTATCAGTTCTAACACCAGCAGACACAAAGAATACTATTCAGTGTAACCTATATGGTGCACGTTCAGTTATTCGTGACTTAGGTAATATCGATCCAGCAGAAGTTGGTCGTTCACTAGGTAATGCAGTCGCTACAGCTTTTGATAAATCTGTAATGGCAGTTATCGGTGCAAACACAACTGAGCAAGAAATTGCATCAGGTGGTTTAGACTTAGACGAAATCTTCAAAGCAGTTGGCACAATTCGTGCGGCTGGTGAGATGGGTCCACTTTACGGTATCGTAAATGCCGCTGAGTATGGAACACTAATGTCAGCAATCGGTTCTACAGCATACGCTGGTGGTGATTTCCAAACGGAAGCACTAAGAAACTCTAACATTGGTCTAATCGCTGGTGTTCAGTTCTTTGTATCATCACATCTTACAGATGCTAACACAGGCTTATCTTCACACAATGTTAAGGCTACAGTTTTCGGTGCAGACGCATACAGAATTGCTATGCAGAAAAATGTTGACATCGAAGTTGGTAGACGTCCAGAAGCAGTTGGTGTAGATGCAGTTGCATCTTTACACGCAGGCGTTGGCGCTATCGATGCCGGTCGTTCAGTTCTAATTATAAACGAGAGCTAATATTAATAATAGTTAGGAGAAGGTAATGAGTGCATATGCAACAGATGAAGATTTGGTAAAGATAGTTCCAGACATCTTTGACCATGGTGTAGAGACCTTTGACGATGAATTACTTCGTTCAACAGGTGATATACAAAGACGTATCAAATCAGATTGGTGGAACATTAATCATGATCCAGCAAACTTTGTAACGTCTAAACTAAATGCGTCAGAGTGGAAAAGAGCAACAATTTATCATGCTTTATCATATTACATTCTACCGAGACTTTCTAATTTCCAAGACAATGATACATTTCAGCGTCAGATGTCTTTCTATAAAGAAAGATATTCAGAAGAATTCTCAGCGGTGTTAGCCGCTGGGATTTCCTATGATACTGATGGTGATGGATCATATGACTCTGGTGAAATAGAATATATCAAAGAAAGGCTTTACAGATAATGGCAAATAGTAAGCGAAAACTAATCTTAGATGACGTTGTAGCAAAACTAAAAACCATTAAATCGCCTCGACTTGGTAAAGTATCTACTAAACCAGAAGATTTTCAGAGACTTGCAAGAACGGCTTATCCTTTCGTAGGTATAGAAATTACAGACGAAACGAAAGAAGACATTGCAAGAGAATGGAGATTGGCAACTCTATCTATCGATATCTCAGTTCACTTAGATGGTAAGAAGAAGACGACAGACGTACAATCACAGATGTCAGATATCATCGAAGCTATTGAAGAAAAACTAGAAGCAGATAGAACCCGAGATGGAAATGCTCAACTAACTGAATTAGTAAGCGTAGGGGATATTCAGGAGACTGGATATCCAACGATTAGACAAACCATGACTGTAAGTATTCAATATACTTACACTAAAGGTAACACTTAACATAGAGGAGACCAGCAATGGCATTAAATATCTACTCTGGATCGCAAGGCATCGTGTATATGAATAACATAGCCGTAGCATCAATCCGTAGTTTCTCATTAGAAGAAACTCAGGAAGTAATCGATGCAACTACTATGAATACAGGTGGTGTAGCGTTCAGAACAAACAAAGCGACTTTCAAATCATGGTCGGGTTCTATAGATGTCTTTTGGACAATCAATGAGAACTCATCAGCCGATGGTGACGAAAGTTCAGGCGCAGGCGCAACCGGTGATGCGGACTTAACTCCAGGAACTTCTGAAGTTGAAATCGTATTCTGGCCAGCAGGCGATAGCCAATATGAAGTAGGATACAGAGGTAAGTGTCTTATTACTTCACGAAGTATATCATCTTCAGTAGATGGTATGGTCGAAGCATCAGTTTCAGTAACTGGAACAACTGCTTTAGCTAAAGACTTCGGAACATCTTCATATAACGGACAATAAAATGAAAGTATTCGTTAAGGGCAAAGTAGACCTAAATAAAGCAATGAAAAAAGTGCTTAATGAAGTCACAACTGACTTATTCGAAGAAGTAAGGAGACTTACTCCGGTAGATACAGGCAGAGCCCAAAGCGGATGGGAAGTTGTAAGGGGCAGTGGAACTAATATAATTAAGAACGCTGTCCCTTATATTACACCTCTGAACAAAGGACATTCGTCCCAAGCACCAGAGGGAATGACTAAACCGGCAGTTGAGCGTATCGTTCAGAACGCAAAGTCCGGGAAATATAACATAAAGAAAAGAGGACTATTCAAATGAGTAAAGTTTTAGACAAAGCAAAATCACATTTTGCAGAAATCTCTAATAAAGGCATGGAGAGTTATGAAGTGCCTGAATGGGAGACAGCAGTATATTGGAAAGTAGGAGGATTAAACTTCGCTTCTCAAAGTGCTGTAATCGAATTACAGAATGCAGGTAAATCAGCAGACGCACTAGTAGAAATGCTAATCATCCGTGCATTGGACAAAGACGGAAACAAAATGTTTTCAAAGATGGAAAAACCGGTATTAATGAACCAAGTTGACCCGAACATCATCTTAAAAATTGTTACAGCTATGGGTGAAACCGATAAAGCTAGTGACTTAGGTGATCCCGTGGGAAACTCCAAAAGGACGCAGAGCTCCGCTTCATCTTCTTCCTCGCAAAAGAACTCGGAAAAAGCGTAGAAGAGGTGATGCAATTAAGCGTCCAAGAAATTAAATATTGGGGTGCATACTTTGAATTACTAAGGAGAGAACAAAAGAATGAGCGACATAAATCTAATAATATCAGCAACAGACCAGGCATCAGGTCCTCTCGGTAATATTCAAAATAAGCTATCCGGAGTTACATCAGCCGCGGCTACAACAGGTGGCGGCTTTACAGGAATGGGTGGCAAAATCAAAGCCGCTCTTGGAGTAGCGGCGGCAGGTTTCGCTGTATTCAAAGGTATCACTGCAATCAATGATAGAATTGCAGAGATGGATGACTTGGCTAAACGTGCAAGAATGGTCGGAGCCGCTACACAAGAAGGTTTCGCAGGCTTTCAAGTTGCAACACAATTACTAGCAGAAGGTGGTCTATCAGCACAAGAGGCAGATAGAGCATTTAATAACTTACAATTAAGATTAGCAGAAGGAGCCAAAGGTAATAAGGCATATGCTGAGATTATGGGTAAGTTAGGCGACTCTGTAATGGACGCAAACGGTGATTTGAAAACTGCACCAGAATTATTTGAAGCAGTTGCACAAGCTGTACAAGATGGCTCACTAGAAATGGATGAAGCATCTAAAATCTTAGGTATGAGAGTAGGTCCTAAGATTGTAGGTATCTTCGAAGACTTAGCAAATAAAGGTGTAAGTGTAGAAGAAGCACTTGCAGACGTTGCCGCAAATACAGACATTGTCCCGCTAGAAGCGGCGCAGAATGCAGAAGTATTTGGCGATACAATGGAAAGAATTAGACAAGTTCTTGGTAAAGTTATGACGGAAGCATTAACTCCGTTATTACCTATATTAGTAGATTTAGCAGAAAATGTATTAGCAAACTTACCAGCTATTGTAGAAAAAGTTTCAAAAGGTTTTGAAGCATTACAACCTGTATTCTCATTGATAGGAACTGTATTAACTGATGTTGTATTCCCTATCATGTCTAAAGTATTTGAAATCTTAGGTTTAATGGCAGGTGCGATAGCACCATTGGTAGAGTCCAGCATTCCTGCATTAACAAAAGGTTTTGAAGCGATTTCAGACTTCGTAGAAACTGTTGTAGAAAAGATTAAAGGCTTTATCGACAGCATCAAAGAAGTAGGCGAAGCTATTACAAATATTACAGGCGGAGTTAAAGATAAAGTATCAGACATGGCATCTGGTGTAGGTGAAACTGTCACAGGTATGGCAGATAAAATGACAAGCAAAATAGGTGATGCTACAGAAAATGTAAAAGGTTTCTTCTCAGACATGTATATGAAAGTCGTTGGTGGATCTATTGTTCCTGATATGGTTAGAGAAGTCATTGGTGAATTTGAAACAATGCGAAGCACCATGATAAGCAAAACTAAAGAAGCTGGTGAAGGTGTTATAAAAGAATTAGACTTAGTTAAAGGTCAATTAAATGATGATGGGTCAGTAGATTTTTTCTTTGATCCTAGACAATGGGAAAAACTACACGCCGATGCATTTAAGAAAGGTGGCGCAAGTATAGGAAAGTATATTGAACATGTAGATTTAGCAGATGCTTCTTCACAAACATTTACAGGTAATATTGCAAGGTCAGCCGTGCAAATATCAGATGCATTTGGTTCAATGACTGGAACTATCTCATCTACTATGACAGACGTTGTATTAGGAATGAAAGATGGTTTCGAAGCAATGCAAGATATCGCACTATCAGTTGTAAAGCAAATTGTAAACGCACTTATACAAAACTTTATTGTATCACCATTAATTAGAAATATTCAAGGCGCAATCATGGGCATTGGCGGTGGTGGTGCTGGTATGGGTGGCTTTGGTTCATTATTAGGAGCCGCAGGTTCGTTTATTCCAGGAC